CACGATCGTCGGTCTAGATCTTCCGGGGGGAACCCGATGTACGTCAAGTACGATCGACCAATTCTGCGTCGGGGAACACCGGAATATAATTAGCATTGTACCCTTTGCCAGCTGCAGGGATGATGTAGTTGACCATGCTAAATTCGGCGCTCGCCTTCAGCGCATGCGATACAAGCAACAAGCAGAGAGTTTGCCCAACCAACAGGGCATCAAACCAGTTTTCAACGTGTTACGCTATATTTCCAGGGATGGTCCGATGCTGTCTCTTGGCCTGGAGGGCCAGTTAGCGTCTTTATCAGCACCCCTCGCTGACGTTGAAAGTCTCATCGTCGCCCATATCCAGACGAAGACCGCGAACTTGTCAGACACCGTTCGTAGAAGTAAGCTAAGTGACATGCAAGCAGCATTGCTGCATTATTACATCTCCAGCAACGTATCAACTGTTGCTGATGAGGTGCACCGCCCAGGAAAATTGGCGCGTCACTATCAGGCGGCATCAGAGGTTGATGAAGTATCCACGCTCGAACAGGGCAAGGAGTATGCGATTGAGTATGCTCCAGGACCATTAACCCAAACAGCCGTGTTTCCAACTGAAAGCTTAGCTAACGAGCAGGCAACCATTCGAGGTCGTCTCGTTGAACCTCAGCGCGCAGCGAAGAAGCGCGTGAAGACCACACCGAAACATTACCGGTGGGCTGCAGATTTTGTTGCCTTGATGGTCGGAGAAGTGGGAAAAGGTTACCCATATCCGATGTCTTACGTCGAGGAGAAACAGCAGAAACCACTGCAGCGTGCTAGGAATGAACAGGGACGTATGCACAATGATTACAACATGCGAGTCAGCGCCTTTCAGAAGCGCGAGGCTTACAACGCACCCAATGACCCGCGGAACATATCAACAGTTCCCCACAACCACAACATCCGCCTCTCCAGTTACACCTACGCTTTCAAGGATGATGTCCTGAAACGTCAATCATGGTACATGCCATGCAAGACCCCTCAGGAAATCGCCGACGCCGTACAACAGTTGGCGCACGAAAACGAGGAGTTGGTTGAAACTGATTATGGCAGATTTGATGGCACTTTTCTGCGCTGGATCCGCACAAACGTCGAACATGCGGCTTACCGGCGTTGGGTTGCGAATGAAGCTAAGGCTGAGTTGACTCTGCTGCTAGGGAATGAGCTGGACCCTAAAGCAGCGACCAAAGGGGGCTTGAAGTATGACCCCGAATGTTCCCGGTTGAGTGGATCGCCAACCACCACCGACGGGAACTCTATCTGTAATGCGTTCGTATCCTACACAGCGAATAGGATGAGCGGGATGTCATCAACGGACGCTTACAGACATATTGGTCTTGCATACGGAGACGACGGGTTACGCGGGGGCAGCGTAACTGATGGTCTGATCGCACAGGCGGCCAGCGACCTAGGCTTTGACCTACGAGTCTGCAACCGCGCGCAACGGGGAAAGCCAGTATCGTTCCTCTCGAGAGTATTTGCTGATGCATGGAGTTCACCGGCATCGATGCAATCACCACTCCGCACTTTGCTAAAATTGCATACCAGCGTGGATGGTGTCACACCAGTAGATCAGGTCGGTTGGGCCAAAACAACGGCCTACTTGGTTACGGATGGACAAACACCGTTCATCTCACACTGGTGTCGCGCTTACCAGCGCAATAGCATCGAATTCGTGGGTACCACAACAACAACTGATGTGCCTTACTGGGTAGTGAACCAGGATGATTTAGAACATCCCTGGCCCCAGGATTCATCTGATGTTTGGGTTGGCTTGGTGGCGTCTGATCTTGGAGTTTCAGCCGCCGAGCTGACCGACCACATCGCAGCGTTGGATGGATATACAGGCCCAATTAGTGGCTTACCACGCCTTACCACCAATGTGCCTCTGAAACCAAAACTCACTGTCACTTTAGATGGTGAGGTACATGCCGGTCCTATCAATCAACAGGAAGATGGACCCTCAAGTGCAAGCACTCAAGCAGTTGCTGGACCAAGTTCCAGTGATGTTCAAAACCCTCGTAGAAACGCGCAACAGGTTGGGAGATCTGACCGCAAGCGCGATCAACGAGGTGAACACGTTCGCAATCAGCAGCCAGGCCGCTACAAACAAGCTTCACAGCCTGCTGCAAAGAATCCCACCAGTACCAACAAAGGAAAACGTTGGAGCGAACGCAGAGCGGAACACAGCGGACGGAAATGAAACGCTGTAATTAAGTAGAGCTACTTAAC